CAGTTCATTTAGGTCTGATGCTATCTTTTCTTCTGCTGTCATGGTTTACTGTTTTGGTGGTTGGGGTAATGGCATCCAATGTGTAACATCGTTTAACCAAACATCTGTATCACTATCTTGAATTTCACACCATGCTTCGTCTTCATCTTTTGACCAACTAAGTTTTATATATTCCCCGTTTGTTACTAAACACCTTGTAAGATAAGGAGGTAACCTATCCTCCACACTTATCCATCCATCCTTCCCCACTTCCTGAATCAATTTTGCCAATCCTGCATGGATAAACCTTGTCTGCTCCGGTGTAATCTGCAAATTCAATGAAGTAAGCAGGTCGGCAAATTCCTGTACGGCCTTTTGGTTGTTATTCATGTTACCTGTTTTATGCAAGTTATAACTGTTTGAAAACACCTGCAATTAAATAAGCCTTAAAATATTTGTGAGTTACAAGCCGTATCCGTCCGATATGGCTTTTTAATTTTAAACCATGCAATATGCCAGGAATATTGACAGCGACGAACCGATAATGATGCTGGATAAGCGCATCGGGGGAAGCTGGCAGGAAGACGACGGTTACGGAATTGACGGCACGCAATGGGCCGCCGAACTAATGCAACTGGACGGAATGGGCAAAAAACGCATTCAGGTTTGGATAAACAGCGTAGGCGGATCGGTGGTTGACGGGTACAATATCTGCAATGCCATCTTGAAGACAAAAACCAAAGTTGATACTTATTGCGTGGGTATTGCGGCAAGTATGGCCGCCGTGGTTTTCCAGTGTGGACGTAAGCGTATCATGGCAGATTATGGCATCCTAATGTATCACAACCCGTACAGCATGGACGGAGAAGATAAAAAGGTTACCGAAGCCATGAAAGACAGCCTGAATAAACTGGTTTGTGAGCGTTCGGGCATGGATGAAACGCAAATGTCGGCAATGATGGACAGGACAACGTTTATCAATGCAATGGAAGCCGAAACCATGAAATTGTGTGACGAAGTGGAACAGACAGCCGGACTGAATGCACCGCGCATGAAAACCGACAGCGTTACAAACAGCTGGAAAGCAGCAGCAAAAGTTTTGAATCAATATTTCGATCATAAAAACCCTCGTACCATGAAACTGGTAATGAATACCCTGGGCCTTAATGAAGATGCCGCCGAAAACAGCGCGGTACAAGCTATTCAGGCCATGAAAAACCAGGTAAGCGAAAAAGAAGCAAAAATCGCTGAACTGGAAACCGGCATTTCCGAAAAGGAAGCCGCCCTGCAAACCATCAAAGACGAACTGGAAGCAGCCAAAGCAGAACGCGACACTTTGAAGCAGGAAAAAGAAGCCGCCGAAGCAGCCAAACTGGAAGCCGACGCAACTGCCGTGGTAAATCAATTCGCCGCACAGGGCCGTATCAAAAACGACGAAGCTACTCTGAAATCATGGGTTAACGCTGCCGTGAAAGATATGGAAGGCACCAAAGCCATGCTGGAAAGCCTACCACTGAACAAAGCAGCCGTTACCGTTAAGGTGGAAAGCAAGCCCGGTGAAGTGACAACAACCGCCGCAACGCTGGCCGCACAGGTACTGAACAACCTAAAAAAGAACAAACAATTTTAATTCGTAAACGCAAAACTGAAATACAATGTCACTCGTAATCAATGACACCTCGTATGCCGGTACATTCGCCAGTTATTTTTGGCTGCCCGCAACCTTTGGCATGGACACCGTGCAGAAAGGCGCAGTATATGTACAGGATGGCATCAAGAAAAAACACACTATTGGCCGTGTGGATTTAAGCAACCCGCTGCAACCCCGTGCCGCAACGCCTACCAGCAACGGCGTGAACGGAAAGTTCACCATTGACGGACGTTCTTTGGAGCCGCAAGATCACATGTTCTATACGGAGTTCAACCCACGCGACTTTGAAAGTCACTGGTTGGCAGAACAGCTTTCACCCACACTTTTGGCCCGCGAACTTCCGGTAACTGCTGAAAACTACATGATGCAGATTGCCCTGAACAGGACTTTTGAAATTATCGAAACTGAAAACTGGATGGGTTCAACCACATACAATGCCACACCCGGCGACCCTGGAAATGGCCAGCTGATGTTTATGGACGGATTTATGAAGAAATTCCTGAACGACAGCGCAGTGGTTCAAATTGCAAACCCTGTTACGCTGACTTCCAGCAATATCTTGGATAAAATGACCTTACTGCTTAATTCCGTGGCAGCAAACAAAAAGGCGCTTATCAGTAAGGCAAGCCAGTGGGATCGTATGAAATTCTTTGTATCTGTAAACACTGCCGTTCTCTATCAGGATGCGCTCGTAGTAGGTACAACCTTTAAAGGTCTGAACACAATGGATCGCGGCATCAAACCGTGGAAAGGTTACGAAGTTGTGCCTTTGGCCGGTTTCCCCGATAACACCATTTTGTTCTGCGAAGGTATGCCTGATCCTACTTCAAACCTTTATATCGGTATGAACAGTACCGAAGATAACAACCTGCAACTGATGCGCCTGCAGAACAATTCAGAACTGTTCTTCCTGAAAGGTCTGATGAAGTTTGACGTTCAGTATGGTTTCAGCGATCAAATATTCCTGTACACAACATACACTGCAGATTATTTCAATTCCTAATTTATAACCGGAAAGCCCTTCGGGGCTTTCTTCAAATATTCAACAATGAAAAAACTTTTTGCACTTATCGCATTTGTTTTCGCCGTTGCAGTAGTAAACGCACAAAGCACCAGCCCGCGTTTTGGTACGGCAAAAAACCAGGACAATACCGGAAGGGTTTTGACCTATACATACAATACATGGACTGATGCGCAGGGTGCCGACAGTACCGCTATCACTCCCAACGCTTACCAGTCTTATTACCGTGTGGCTTTGGTTGACAGCTTTACGGTGAAAAACCCCGTTGTAACCCGTAGTTATGCAGGTGACCGTATTACCATCATTGCCAGCGGCGCTTCCGGTAAATTCTTGAAGTTCACCGGTTCAAACTGGATCAGCGGCGGAACAGCAACGCTTTCTTCCGGTGGCCGTGCCGTTATCAGTTTTGTGTTTGACGGCGCAAAATGGGTGGAAGCAGGACGTGTTGTTCAATAATTCGTAACCATAAACAAAACAACTATGGCAAAGCAAACAGCAAAAGCGCCGAAAGCGCCAAAGGCAAATAAACCAGAAGTACCTGAATTCATTAAGCACGTTGTTACTCAGGAAGACCTTGACAACAACGAAGAACTTGCTGCTTCTGGCGTTCAGGTTGGGGATGAAATTGATATTCCTAATCCGGAATATGTATCACTTAAGCAGGGTGTATTCAAACCCGAACTGGTTGCAACACTGCAGGAACACTTGCACATTCTAAATGTATGGGTAAATGAGAACGGCGACTGGCATTCCCGGGATACGCCAGGTTTTACTTCCTATTCCCGCGAAGAAATTTTGAACGGTTAAAAAACCAGCAATGAATAACATCATTTTCAATCTCGGACAGGGCGGTTTGGGCCGTCCGCTTCCGGGAGAAGACTACATATCAGGACTGATTTTCTACACAAACGGCAGGCTGCCGTCGGGTTTCAGTTCTTCGGCGCGTATTAAAAATGTTTTGAGCGTTGCCGATGCCGAAGCGCTGGGGATCACCGCAGATTACAGCGATGAAACAAAAGCCACCGGAACATTTTTGGTAACCACTGCCGGAACCAACGGCGACACCGTAGAATTGAAGGTTTTGGAACCGTTCGGCGTAACCGTAAGCCTGGGCGTGTACACAAATACGGCCAGTGCAACCACGGCGGCCCTGGTTGCAACAGCAATCGGAGCCGTTATCAATGCCGGAACGAATACGCATGGTTACACAGCGTCGGTTAATTCCGCAACCGTTACCATCACTGCGCGTGCAGGCTTGGGTATATTCCTGAACAGCGGTACACCGCTTTCAGCCGTTTATAGCAGCGGCGCAACACTGGCCGGAACCATCACACAATTTTCCGGTGGCGTTGCAAGTAAATTCGCCGTATGGCATTATCACATCAGCGAATATTTCCGCCTGCAGCCGCAGGGAAACCTGTACGTTGGCATTTTTGCCGTACCGGGCAGCTACACCTTTACAGAAATCACTACTGTACAGTCTTATGCAAACGGTAAGATTCGGCAGATTGGAATATTCAAAGACAGTGCGGCCTTTGCGTCCGGGGATATTACAGCCATTCATAACGTATGTGCGGCCAACGTAGCGGCACACAAAGAACTGGTTGCCCTGTACGGTGCTGATCTTTCCGGCACATCGGATATTTCAACGCTGGCCGACCTTTCGCAACTTACCGCAAACCTTTGTTCTGCCGTTATCGGACAGGACGGGGCCAACCTGGGCGCATTCCTTTTCTACACGACCGGGAAATCCGTAACCGTACTCGGTGCGGCACTCGGCGCAGTAGCAAAGGCCAACGTTGCCAACAGCATTGCATGGGTGGACAAATTCAATATCAGCAACGGATCGGAAGACGACGTACTGGCATTTGCAAACGGCGTTCTGTTTACGCATAGCAGCGTAACGGATAGTCTGCTGACTGCATTGCAGAACAAGCGGTACATATTCCTGCGCAAATTCGTGGGTAAGGCCGGATCGTATTTTAATGAAGAATGCGCTTCCATTGCGCTGACCAGCGACTATGCGTATATCAGCAGCAACAGGACTATTCAGAAAGCCACACGCGGCATTTATGCCAACGTTATCGGCGCATTGAACAGCCCTATTCAGTTGAACAGCGACGGAACATTGAGCGACGAAGCCGTGGCGTATTTCAGCGGGCTGGCACAGTCACCGCTGGATGGCATGGTGCGCAATTCAGAACTGTCCGGGTATGCCGTTAACGTGAACACCGCGCAGAACGTGCTGCAGACAGGTATTTTGACAATCAATGTTACACTGGTGCCAATCGGCACTGCCCGCAATATTGTGGTAAACATCGGATTCAACGTAAAAATTTAAAACTGACCAATTATGCCTACTCCGCTGATTAACGGCACATCATACAGCTGGGCGAACGTAAAGCTGAACCTGTTCGGCACCCCGGTTGTGGGAGTGACCGCTATTAAATACAAACGCAAACAGGAAAAAACAAACAACTACGGCGCAGGCGTGAAACCCGTTAGCCGTGGATATGGCAACGAAGAATTTGAAGCCAGTATAACCCTGTATTTTGAAGAATTACGAAGGATTATGGATGCGGCACCCAGCAAAGACTTGCTGGCCATTCCGCCGTTTCAAATACAGGTTTTGTATGGAAGCAGTGCGCTGCAATTCAGGCAGGATAACCTGGAAATGTGTGAGTTTATGGAACATTCCGTAGACACAAAATCGGGCGACACTAAAATTCTTATTGAATTGCCGCTGATTATCGCAGACATCACACCGGTTGCATAATACAAACAACAAAACAACAATATGGATGAGAAAATGCAGCAGGCTTTAAAGGAAGCCGAAGAAAAAGCGTTACAGCTTACCGAAACTTTGAAAGTAAAAGTGCATCCTATGGTTTTTAAAGACCCTGACAATGACGAAATTATTGTAGGGTTTATAAAAGAACCGTCACGAATGCAGAAAATTGCTGTAATGGATAAAATGACAATGGGCGGAACGTACAGCGCTGGATCGGAATTGCTGGATATTATTTTGATTCGTGAAGAAAGCGATTCGCGCATTTACAGTGAAAAATCAGAAGACGACAAAATTTATTTAGGTGCAGTATCCGCAGCCGCAGACACCATTCGTCTTTTGATAGATCAAAGTCGGGCAAAAAAAAAGAACTAATTTCAAAATACGACCTGACAAACGCATCGGATGAAAGCAGAATGGCGGCTTTGATTCGGTGCGTTTTGCATATTGACCCGTGGCAATTAAGTGACGAGGAATTTTTCAAAGCATGGTGCCAGGTTAAATTTTTTACAGAATTGGCGTATCAGATCAAATATGAAAACTAATGGCAAACAACGTTGAATATACACTTTCATTAAATGATTTACTTACCGGCAAAATTATACACGCTGACGAAGCAGCGCATAAGCTGGAAGAAACCATGAAGGAAGTTGCGATTGCCGTTGGCCTTGCGTTTTCTGTTGAAAAAGTTGTTGAGTTTGGAAAAGAGATATTGCACACCACAGCGGATTTTGAAGGGTTTGAAAACAGGATAAAATTTGCTTCTGACAGCACGCAGGATGCCGCCGACAATATGCAGTTTCTTGAAACAACGATAAAAAACCTGAACCTGCCAATGAAAGAAACTTATGAAGGGTTTTCTGACTTGCAGGCAGGTATGCAAGGAACAGAAATTCACGGTAAGGTATTGCGTGAACTATTCGAGGGAATTAGCGTTGCCGCTTCTTCCATTCACCTACCAAAAGCAAACTTAGAAAGGGCGTTGTATGACCTTAAAGAAATCGGGGAAGTAGGCGTAGGCGGACGAATGGTACGTTCACTGCAAATGCAATTTACTGGTATCAACAACGTGGTAAAACAAACGTTTGGAAAAACCCTTACAGACTTGCAGGGTATGAATGGGGCCGAATTTTTGGCAAAACTTGGGCCTGGGTTAAAAAAATACTACGAATCAGGTGTAAAGAATTGGAACGAAAGTTTAATGGCGCAAATGAATGCCACCGAAAATTCATTTGTAGAACTGCAACGTAAAATGGGAGAAGACTTAAAACCTGTTTATATTGGTGTAATGCGAGCCGTTGTTTCCTTTGTTGACAAAGTGAAAGAAATGTGGCATTGGATTGTTGAAAACAAAGACAAATTGATTGAATTTGGTGAGGTTGTTGCTGCACTTGTTGGCCCTTTCCTTATCGCTTCCGCTGTTACATCAGGATTTACTTTGGCGACAAATTTACTTGCCGGATCGCTTGAACTTGTTGCTGCCGCATTTGATTTAATACTGGCAAACCCATTCGTGGCTGCCATTGCCGCCATTGGTGCGGCTGCAGTATATGCTTACCATCATTTTGCCGTTTTTCGAGGCATAGTATGGGGTTTGTGGAATGCAATTAAAGAAGGTGCTGCCATAGTAACGGATATTTTAAAAGGTGTGGGCAAAACAATAAAAGGAGTGTTAACCTTTGACCCAAAATTGATTGCGCAAGGTGCCATTGAAGTTGTAAACACTGTAAGGGAAACCGCAACACGAATAGGTAAAGCGGCAAAAGAGGGGTATGAGGCCGGTGTTGCCGACTTTAATAAAAAAACCACAGCGGCACCGAAAGAAGCAAGCGCCCAAAATAATAAGAATAACAATATCATTACACATAACCCCGAAGAAAAAGTAAAAATGCAGGGGCAGAAAGTAATGAACATCACCGTAAACATTACTGGCGGACTGGTGAAAGAACTAAATGTAAAAACAACAACAATCACAGAAGGGGCCAACAAGGTGCGCGAAATTATCGCAGAAGCACTTATGGGATCACTTCGGGATGCACAAGCAATCGGAGGGTAAAACATGGCAACAGCACCAATAATAAAACCAGTTGTTATTCCGCCGCCGCCTTTGGCGCAGTTGTTACGCGCTTACAATATTTCAAACATTAGGCCAGCGCAGGTTCGGAATAATGATTTTCAGGGAAAGATAAACTATACATCAAATAAAGACCCCGAACTGTACAAAAGTTCGCTGGGAACACCCGTTGTTATTGACCTGACTTTTCAATCGGTTACTTACACAGACTATAACACCGGCAAAAAATACACCACAGATCAGGTACGGCTTGAATGCGTTTTGTGTACCGTTTCCCGGCCTGCCATTATTGTGAAGACAAACATCAATGGTAGAAACGGAACGGTAAAGGAATACATCGGCAAGGACGATCACCAAGTAACCATAAACGGAATAATTGTTGGCGGCAACGGGCAGTTTCCCGAAGATCAGATAGTGGCCCTGCGCCGCATTGCTGACGCGCCAGTGGCCATTCCGGTGACCAGCCGATACCTTAATGCGCTGGGTGTTTACAATATCGTTATTGACGACCTGAACGCGCCACAGGAAGCCGGAGGACTTAGCCGGTTAAACTTTACTATTAACGCCATCAGCGACGAATCGCTGGAAATACAATTCAGTTAATATGCTTCGGGTACTTACCAAAATAACATTTACCCAAAGGCCAACAGCGGACTTTCCCAACCGAAAGGCCACCATCGTGTTTCCTTTTTCGCATGAATATGAAGTGCTGACGACCTGGGATACCCTTACGGACGACGGAAGCATCACGCTGCCCCGAAACGTGACCGTAAAGGCACCCGACGGAACAAAATACTACCTGCAAAACACCACGCAAAATTTGGGCGGATTTACCAATAAAGCGCCTGTTTTCCTGCGCGGCGACAAGGTAAAGATTGAACACGGTTACGCCTATTACGATGCACGCGGAAACGAAGTGGCACCGCTTTCGACCATATTTGAAGGGTACATCAGCCAGGTGACCAGCAAAAAACCGTTTGTTTTGAAGGTGGAAGACAATATGTGGCTGCTCAAACAAACCCCGGCGGCTGGGCTGAATGACAAAACTTTCTTTTCCCGAAAAAAATACACCATCGAAGCCGTTATCCGCGAACTGTTTCAGAATGCCGGTTTGCCGTTTACCGTTAACGATCTTACCAATACCACGGCTGGGGATTTTTTTACGCAGAATGAAACCATTGCGGAAGTGCTGGCCCGGTTGCGAAAAGACTATAATTTCAAAAGCTATTTCAAGGGCAACGAACTGCGCATCGGCAGCAAGGTGTACATAGACAGCGACCTGATTGATCCCAAAACAAAGCAGAAACGCATCCCGCCGGTTTTCCATTTTCAGAAAAACATCATTGAAGACAGCCTGGACTATCAGCGAAAGGAAGACCTGACCATTTCTGCCGTGGCCCGCACGACGGACGAAGAACTGACCGGAAAGCGAACAAAGGACGGCCACGACAAAACCAAAAAAGTAAAGCTGGAAGTCTTGATAACGTTTGCCAACGGAAGCAATACGCCGACCTATTTCGTGGCTGAAAAAAATAAACCAATACCGCCCAATACCGGCGGCCAGCGATTCGACTTTGTGTACCCACGCGGCACCACGCTGGAACAGTTGAAAACAAACGCCACAGAAGAACTGCGCCTGAAATATTACACCGGCCTGCGCGGTAAGTTCACCACGTTCGGCACCCCGTTTGTGCAGTTTGGCGACGACGTAGACCTGATTGACGCGCTGCTGCCTGAAAAGAATGGACGCTACCGGGTGAAGTCTGTAAAATATAGCGGCGGCGTAAATGGGCTGCGGCAGGAAATAGAACTGGATTTTTTAATCAACCGTTTGGATGCAAACGGAAAAGTAATACCCAACAGCAAATGAGCCTGGACGCATTGATAAGGGAAACGGTGCAGACGCTTGGCGGCGCAAAGGATCAGAGCAAAGCGAAAATATCACTGGCCACCGTTAACGCCGTAGACTTAGCAACGCGAACCTGTACCGTCACGACCATAGGTGACCGCGCTCCGGTAACGTTCGATAACGTGCAACTGATGGCATCCGTAGACGATGGCTTTCTGCTGGTGCCTGCCATTGATTCTACGGTAATTGTGAGTTACACAACCTTCAATCAGCCGTTTGTTTTGTTATTTAGTGGAATAGACAAAGTGCTGCTGGTTGCAGGCGAAAACAGCGCTTCAATCGAAGTGGATGAAACGGGTTTGCTGCTGGAAATCAATCAGACAAAACTGAAAATTGCAGACGGCCAAACAACTTTCAACGATGGATCGCTGGGCGGCCTGGTAAAGGTTATCCAACTGACGCAAAAGCTGAACAATTTGGAAAACCTTGTGAATGATCTGATTGCAAAGTACAACAGCCACACGCACATTTTGACGTTAAGCAGTGGCACCGGAACAGCAGCGCCGACAGCGACAACCGAAACGCAAACCCTTACCCCAACGCAGCGCGGGGATATTGAAAACACCAAAATAACGCAATGAATCAGGATTTTGCTTTATACGGAAACGACCTATTTATCAGCAACGGCGATTTTGCCATTGCTGAAAGTGACGTGCAGCATATTGCAGATACAATCAATGCGTTTCCGGGATGGTGGAAAGAAAACCCTGGCGACGGCATAGGCATCATGGCCTATTCAAACGCGCCGACCGAATTGCAAACCCTGAAAAGGGAAATGACGCTGCAGCTTACCGCCGACGGGTACAAAGTAACAAACCCGACCGTTGAACTGGATGCCAGCGGCAAACTTATTATAAACCCTAACGCCGTACCGAATGCAAACGTATAAAGCCGTTAGCGGACAATCTATTTACGACGTATGCCTGCAAACATACGGAAGCCTTGACTATCTGTACAAACTGATGCAGGACAACGGCGTGCAGGGTTTGGACGATGAAATAAAAAGCAGGCAGCAGTTCGTTTGGGATGACAACCTGGTACTGGATCAGCAGCAGAACGTGGCTTTTTTGGATTCCGGAGTATTGTTTGCGACCGGCGTTTCTTCTTTGGGCAGCGTTTACTACGTTTTGAACGGCAACCCTTCACAGCCGGTGCAGCCAACGCCTGAACCATACAACCCGCAACCGCCTGCATCCACATATCAAATAACCGTACAGGCATCCTACACCAGCGGAACGGACGGAACGGTAAGCGCTATAATTACAGATGCAAACGGCAACCTGTACACCGGATGGGATATTCTGCAGATTGAAAAGGAAATAAAGCCTTTAAAACCGGATCAATACGTTTGGAACAAAACCACGTCAACCCTTACCCTTATCGGCACCACGGTTGACGCTGGCGAAACCCTGTTTATACTTCTGACCAAAATAGTCACCGAATGAGAAAACTTTTATTCATAGCATCATTATTTATTTCAGCGCTTTCCTTTGCGCAGTCGGGATCGTGGACACCAATATCAGGCAACCAGCGGTTTGTCAAAGGGCTGGGCGTACCGGTAAAAGATACGTTTGCACTTACCAGGCCCGAAGACAGTGCGCAAATGGTTATCCGTCCGCAGGATGGGTATTTGTGGTATGTGTACAAAGGCGCATGGCAAAAAAGCAGCGGCACGCCTATTTCTGACGACAGCCTTGTGCATATACAGAGAACGGAAACCATCACCGGACAAAAGTCATTTACCAGCCCGTTGTCCGTTTCAATCAATAATTCAAATGACGCGCTTGCAGTTACAACCAATTTGGGGAAAACATTTTGGGTTGCCAATGGATTGCTTTATTCAAAAGGTGCTTTTTCTTCTTCAAATAGGTATTATCTGTACGGCAACTACGGATATACATTTACGCCAAATAATCAATGGCAATGGTCAAACCTTCAAAAAGTGTTATCTATTGAAGGAACCGTTTTTGATTCAGGCGTGTCGAATGAGTATTTGACAATGCTTAAAATTTCTCAATCGTTTCAAAACAATGTACCGGCAGCGACAACAAAACACAGGGGCATTCAATTTGCCCCAACAAACAGCCCAGTGAGTGGCGTTTCGCTGATAGCATTTGAAAATACGATTGGATCAAATTATTTTAATACAACAAGCGGTCAAACGGTAATAGGCGACAGTACGGTAAAATCCAGTTACAAACTTCATGTAATTGGAAAGTCAAAGTTTTCCGATTCGCTTGTTTTGTCAAACCTTGCCGGATCAGGCACCCGAATGGTTACAGCTGCATCCGATGGAACGCTGGGCAGTCAAACGATACCGTCTACTGATACAACGGGCCTTTCAAATAGGATCAATTTGAAATTGAACATATCCGATACAGCTTCCATGCTGTCAAATCGTTTGAAAATTTCGGATACATTGACGATGCTATCTAACCGCTTGAAAATCTCTGATTCTTCAATCATGTTAAGCGGCTATGCAAGGAGCGGGCAGTCAGTAAAATA